AATTCCTTGCGTGTTAATTTACGTTTAATATTGTGAAATAACACTTTTTTCCCAATATACGATACTCCGCTCGGTATATGAGTAGTAATGTAAATAAACCCATATATGTTGGGAGGAAAATCGTCTAATTTTTCTATAACCTTATTATTATATAACCACATTTATCTATCTATGTTTACCAGTATTGTCGTATCAGTTGTTGCTGATGTTGGGAGGGGTTGAGCGAGTTTACCAATAGCTAAAAGATTTTGACTATCATCGTAGAAGCCTATTGTAGTTACGTAGGGGGTAAAGGATGACCCTGTCACGTTACTGTTTAGCTCTCCTCCTCTAGGTTGATAAAAGCTACTAGTTTGTAAAGCGGGAAAAGTTACTAATGAACCACTTAGCTCGGCTGAAGGATTTAACGTAAAGTTAAATTCGCTTTCTCTAATAGTACACTTAAACTGTGTTTCGTATATTGTAAGAGACGAATTAAACGAGCAGGTAACAGCAGATGAATTTACAAAATTTGAAATATCCGATCCACTCGTTATAACTGCTATCCCGTGGTAGTAAAAAATATTACCGCATATTGAAGTTCCTCTTATTAAATTACCTTCTCCGTCATCTGTAATAGATACACTGCTCGACTTCCATAGAAACGTACCTGGCTGTATGTAGTTTCCAAATAAACGAGACGGTATAGATACTACTCCAATAGTAGAGTTAGCGGCAGTTGGAAAATTTCTAGCAAATGTGAGATCTGTTTGCTTATAGTTATAGTACCTACCCTGAGAAGAACCTGATCCTACCAACACATCCCCCTCTGGATCAGCCCCAGGAACTATGTATCCTATATTGGGTGAGTCTCCGTAACTTGAACTCAAGTAATTTGAGTAATAAAGATGTTTTATTGAATTATAAACTAAACGTTGGTATTTAGTAGATACCTGACCTGTAGTAGAGTCGATAGCGAGATTAAACAGGGAACTTGTATTAAGTCCTAAAAATCTATCTATAGAAACGTTTGACGCCGTTAAAGCTGCTGCTCCTTCAAAAGTAAACGATTTGTTTACTTCAAATGGAGTAATGATTACATCGGAGGCTAAAAGTTGTTTGTAAGCGCTCATTCATTTTAGAAATCTAACTTAACACGGATCAATGCTTCCTTGGTAAAGTCTTTAGGTAGTGGTCTAGATAACTTAGCTACTGCTAATAGTTCGTTTGTATCATTATACAAACCTACAGTTGTAATGTAAGTTCTAGGTGTATTTATAAAGCTATTAAATACGATCTCTCCTGTTGAACCTGATATGAAAGAAGGATTTTCAGAATAATTATATTCTGAACTTCTAGCTCTTATGAAGATATAATTTGATGAGATTGTTTCGTTCGAGTTTAATGTAAAGCTTGCTCCCCCGCTTATTGCTGTGAACAGAGATAAGTTTGGGGATACATTAGGAGTTACAGTAGCAGATGAAGCACTATATAAAAAATTCATTCCCCCACTTGCTGGTGTAGAAGCTAAGGCTCTAGGATTTAATAATAGGGTTCCTATATCAGGTAAAAACCACCCATAAGAACCACTATTAGTAGTAACCCCACTACTATTAAGACCTGTATTAATAGCACCTGCGGACCCAGAAACTAATTGATACACTCTATTACTACCCTTAAATGATAAAACATTACCATTAGTAAGGGTTAAAGAATTAGAACCACTAGCAAGCCTAAGTGTTAAGGAATTTACCAATAAAGATTCCTTAAATCTAGCTCGTTCAAAAGTAACAGCAAAAAATTCATTTGTAGTAAGACTACCAAAATCAAAATCCGTATTTTCATCCCCTAATATTAAGTCTTGATATTGCCCATATATTGTAGAAGTAGGAGAATTAGAACTAACAGAACTATTATAAGCTAAACTACCACTGCCTATAGAATTACCATAAGCTATATCAAACTGAGGAACAGTTAAACTTGAGCTATGATAAACTGTTAAATAAAATTTACCTGATGATCCCGCAATTTGCCCTGATGATGAAAAAAAGGTAGTTAAAGCAGGGGATCCGTTTGACCACAATGTAGACGATATTGCATCTGAACTTAATACAAAGTCTGATGTTTCTAATCTGTTAAATGCCATATTTTATATTTTAAGTATTTATTTTAGTTACTGTAATAGGAACAGTTATACGGGCCCCTGAATCCCTACCTTCTATTGTTATAGTTGCTGTTAATGAATTAACAGAACCAAATAATGTATTAATTGTAGTTGCTCTCATATTAATTGTAGTTCCTACAACAGTTTTAGACACTGCGGTTCCTAAAGAAGGTATAGGCGAAGTATTAAGAGCTTGTGCTTGTGGTGTATTTATCCCAACCCCATTAAACTCAGAAAATAATCTAGCATCTGAAACTGTAACTGTATAACCGCTAGATTCAATAGTATTTCCTCCTAAATAATTTAAGGTTTGGGGAGTAATAAATTGTGATTCTCCTTGTTTGAGATTATATAAAGAATTTACACCTCCTATAATAGGCAGTCTAGCTGTGCCTCTGGGTAATGTAGCTAGCTTATATTTCATCATTTGTGTTTCCTGAGGGAAAGCTTCAAGTAGAGGCATATTTTCAATAGCTTCACCGTAGTATGCAGAACCTGAAGGATGATTTGGGTTATACAATGTATAATCTATTTCATCGTCTGCTAAAGCAAACTGTGTTATATTAAAATTTCCTTGTGCTAGTAATTGGCGGCCTTTTGTTGTCAAAATAGCGTCTACCGTAACTACCGAATTGTCTAAATATCCCATTTTTGTTAAATTTTACTATGTGGTTATAAATATATGTGCTTTTACTTTCTTTAAGTGTTTAAACCCGGTAATATACTCTCTACTACTTTTTTAGCGGTATCTGCTATATATTCAGGAACCAATACCCCATCGCTAGTCTGGCCTGCGGGTTTAGTAATATCTAAAATTATATTCCCAGGATCTACCACATACCTCCTTAAGAGAAAATAGTTTAAATTCGTACCGTTAGGTATATCGTTATCTAAATTAAGCTGTAATTGCCCTGTAGCAGATTGAGTTATACTTGTAACACTGAATGATAAATTTTCCAACCCTTGAAATCTTATTTCATCACTGGGTTGAGGGTTAAAGGCTAAGGTGATAGGGTCAAAGCCGCTATTATTAATATCTTTTTGTTTAAACCCTATAAATTGATTTAAGCCCCCAGCAGATACAGACCCTGTACTAGCTAGTAGAGTATTAGAGGAAGAACCCGTATTCCAAAATAAAGTACAACTAGTAGAAGTTTGATTAAATGTGGCTGCTGGGTATTGTCTTACTATAAAAGTAGGTTCATCTAATATTAAAGATTGCCCTGAAGGAATATCAGGAGCTATAACTGCTAATCTGTATAAAGATGAGGTAGTAGCGTTTCTTTCAGTATAGGCAAATTGACTATTAGCAGTACTAGTGTATTGGATGCGTTGATTAGTACCGGTATATATAACTTGTGGAGATGTAAATAAATTACTCCAACTACTTCCTCCATTTGTAGATTTTTGTAAAATATATGTAACTTTGCTACCATTAAAAGTAGACCTGGTTTTCATATCAAAAGAAAAATACAATATATACCCTGAAGAAGAAAGGCTTCCTAAGGATCCTGTTGGTTGATACCAATATTGTACTGGAGATGATCCTGAAAAGAAACTAGCAGAATTACCTATACTTTGAAGGTTTGATCTAGTTGAACCAAACGGTATTACGTATGTTCCTGAAGTATCGGCTAGAATACTGAACGATATATTTCCTGCTGTACTGGCCGTAGCTATTGTTAAATTTCTAGCTCCTAAAACATATGCGCTATAATTATTAGACCCTGTAGATAGAGTTTGCCCGTCTGGTTGAGTGAAGTTTATAGATCCTGTAAAGCCGAACCCTATAACGTTTCCGCTACTATCATAACTAGCAGTTTGAGTATAGAGTATAGGTTTAATTCTTTGACCTACTCTAAATACAGGTACAGTATTGTTTACCGAATCTAAATTAACTCCAAACGAATCAGGGTTAGCTAAAAGTAAAGTAGCGTTACTCCCCCCAAAAGTTTGTTCAAGAATTCCCAAGTTTATCCCTCTTTCATCTAAAACGGGTATAATTTCTACACCATTTTCATCGACAATGGACTTAACACTTACATTAGTCCTACCGATATTGTTATTTCCCCATTCAGGAGTCGTTCCTCCTAACCAGTTGAACCTTACGAAATATGATTTTGGATTAGATACGTTTGGAGTTTTACTAGGAGCAATATCCGTACTAGACCATACGTTAAGTTTAGCTGATTGTAATTGCTTTCCAGTATACCTAGAGCTTATAACACGTTGTGTTGTATAGTTTGAATCTTGTATTTGAGCTGGAGTTGCAGATCCTGACATCAGCGCTATCAAATTTATAGGGGTATTTAAACTGTCTGCATAATCTACATCCATAAAGTCCTCGCTAAGTCTATTCTCGGAAGCATTGTTGATTATTGCGTTATAATCCGAATTAACAAATGGAACTGTAATGTATGGTTCTAAAACAGTTTGTGCGCCTATGCCTGCTGCTGGAGCAGTGGATTGAGATATTTCGAATTCAAAGTTGTTAAACACTAGTCCGGCACCGGGTGTAGAACTGGATATAGACATCCACATTGTATAAAATCCATTTTCAATCGGATATATACTTACTGATCCTGAAAAAGATGCGGATTGAGCGCTACCAGAATTATTGGGGGTAGTAAATGTGGCTAAAATACCGCTACCTGTATTGAAAGAATCATACATTGTGAATACCCCGGCTCTTGCATCTGATCCTGCACCGGACCCTGTGTAATTAAATCTTATTTTAAGAGTGAGCGGTATGTTTGGAGTGTAGTTCGGTTGGTACCAGCCCCCGAGTTCGTTAAAATTTAACCCGGGATCCGATACTTCTGTTAAATTTGTTATTTGTACGAACCCGTCTTGCTGCCTTAGTGTACCGGGTACCGATCCGGTTGCTATATTTGACGATTTACTTGCCGATACAGAATGTGAAGGTATAAAGTTATTTGTACTGGAGGTTATGTTAGTAGTTGCGGTTTGATATAAAAAATATGTTGAATATTCTGTTATAGTAGCTATAGGGTATTCTATGATACCCACATCGTTAGTTCTAATTCTAATTTTATCTAATTCGCGTAATGATGTGTAATTATCATTCCCGTTAGCATCATAACGAGCTATTTTTATATACTTGACTCCTGATCCTATGTATGATCCCATTTTAATTAGTTTAAAATCCGCTGAACTTAGGTGAATTTGGATTTACACCTCTAAAACTTCCAGTATCGTATAATAAATATATTTCTCCATTATTTGGTGAAGTTCTTCTGTCTAAAAAATTACCGCCAGGTGTTATGCTAGTATTATAATACGAAGCAGTGTAGGCTAAGGCTACAGTACTTGGATTTAAAAAGGGGTTGCTCCCGTTTAAATCTCCGTCCGTAACTAATATAACTGAACCGCTCAGTTCCCCGCTATAAAACTCTTCCTGAGTAGATCGTACAAACGGTATTGAGCCGCTTGGACTTATATTAGCGCCTCCCCAGCTTTGTGTTACAGCGAAACTGTAATTCGAAGGTAAAATTACACCCGACGTCCTACCTTCTAGATTAGGGAACGAACCTGCATTACTTCCGGTGATTGTATACATTTGTATACCTGCTCCTGATATTAATAAATCTTGAAACGTAAACGGGGAATTCCAGGTTATATTGCCACTTCCGCTCCCCTGTGTTGCTATAGGGGTTCGAGTAGCCATTTGAGGGGTAGGGTATTTATTTCTCTCTAGTAAATGCTGCTTTATAACAACTCCGGTTGATAGTCCTGCTCTAGCAGGTACAAAATCCTTGATTAACTTAAATAACGAATTATCAAAGTACTTAATTAATCTAATAAAATCATTATAGTTATAATTTTGAATATATTTTTGGAAATATTCGTTCCTTAATGTGTCTAAATCGGGGTATGATTGAGCTGATGATGATACTAATCTAGGATCTCCTATGTATTCCCCCATATTAAAGAATCCGATTTGTGAGGTAATGTCGTCGTTTATTTCGTTTTGAGGTGAAAACGCTACTTCAACGTAATTTACATCTCTTGTATAACTTTGACTTATCGGATAATCTTGCTGTATCGAATCAAACGTAGAAAGTACCTTGTTATCAGGTATGTTAGGTAAGTTGCTACTATAAGGTAGTAGGGTGTTCTGCAGTTTAATTTTATCGGATATGGGGTTCTTTATGCCTGCTGGAAATTGGTCAAAAAATATAGACTGGCTGTTTGCTGTAAATAGAGAACCGGAATTAATTATAAATAAACTATCTGTATTAAAAGACTGAGTAATATTCCATGATCCGGTTACTTTGGGGTGTATAGAATTTCCTATATACCTTTCAGAAGTCGTTAAATAATCGTATCTGCTTCTTAAACAACTAATAACGGTTTCTTCTACTGCTCCGGCTGCATTTGATCTGCTATTGTAAAAATTCCACACCCAAGTAGGTTCATCTAAAGCAGTATATAATTCTCCACCTAAAGATGCTCTAAAGGCAAGTTGATTTGGACTTTGATTTATCCCGTTTCCTTCAATGGAATTAGGATTCATTACATAATCGTCAAATACACTTTCGTTTATTGCTGTATTGTAGTATCTGATTTCTTGAAATGAGCCTGAAAAATTAGCCCAATTTGAACCTTTACCCGGAATATTCAGTGTAAATTCTTTACCAAAACTACAGGATGAATTAGCAGCATCATTCATCCAACCATTTTGGTACCCTGATATGCTACTTGAGGCTTGAAATCCTATTTGATTTCCATCATACCCATTATATATAGAATTTTTAGAATATAAGTTGAATCCCCCACTACCACTGGTTATCATTACAGACCACCACTCTCCATCAAAAAACGGAAGATATATACTAGCAGAATTAGCGCCATTTCCTGTATAATAATCAGGGATAAAAGATAAAGTAGCATATTGATAATATGGATCTATAATTGATCCTGAATAAGAGGCACTAGTATACCCTGATCCACTATAGGATAAGGTTATTAAGCCTGTAGCAAAGCTTGAAGTGTTTGCTCCGTTTCTAATCCACAAACTTTGGGAGTATGGTATATTAGATGTAGGCAACCCGTTAGTCTTAAACCTGAACATCAAAGTTGCAGGAACATTATTAGGGGACGCCCAATTTGAGTTTAACGTCCAGAAAGATGAAATGAAATTATTTCCATTTTGCTTATAAGCGTAGTTATATTCATCATACCAGTAATCCCAGTCGTTAGCATTGTTCTTATCCTTCCCCCCATATTCGTTAACTCTTAATATAGTATCAGGGATACCATATGAAGTAATTAGATTTTTTAATCCTACTACTGTTCCTTTTTTCTTAAGTAATAGAGGTAAATTATGGTATAAACGTTTATATAGTCTTTTATTAATATCGTCTAAGGGAATGCCACTATTAGACGAAGTAACATATTGGTTTATATATTCAAAATCAGTTGGGGTAGGGAGAGAACTTGTAGTATTAGGAAATAATAGTGAACTACCTTGGGAAGTAAGTCCTAAAAGTGAAGTGTATATATTATTTTCACTAAAATTGTTTTGGTATATATTAATTCCTGCATCTCTTAATGCTTGGGCTACTATGTCTTTTGATATACCATAATTTATCCTATTATCCGCATTAAATTTATTAGGTATATCTTTAATATAAACCCAAATATTGTCGTATATTTGCCCTAACATATCAACAAACAAATCAAGATTATCATTATTTGGGTCTTCCCTTAAGTATCCAGGAATAGCATTTATTAAAATGTTTTGATTGTCTTGATCATATAAAGAAGCAGATATTGAACTACTTGCTAACCAATTTAAAGTAGGTGTACTTCCTGTAGAGGCTAGAATATATGGTTTTGTAGAATTGGTTTTAGGATAAGCATATGAACTACTTTCATAATATAAATAATATTCATATCCATCAAAGTTGGTAATTAAATCATTAATTTTATTCTCTATAATAGTTTTACTTCCTATAACAGCTAAAGATGATGAAGTAGAACCCGTGATTTGAGTATTAATAATATTAATATCATTTTGATACGATTCAATTAATTTAACTTTATTATAAAAATTATTTATCCTTTGTTCTATACTTGAAAAAAATACAAAATCACTATAATTAGTATAATCTATATTAATTTCTATTCCTTTTTCTTCTAAAATACTATTTAAATTATATAGGGGCCTTCTAGAACCTGATAAATTTATATTAGCTGACCCTGTTAAAATATTATAATTTACGTATTGGGTAGAATTATTAATTTGGTCTTTTAAATTAATGTTAGTATTTGGTCCTTTTATATAGACATTATCATCTATAGGATCAAAAGTAGTATTAATATCTATGTTGTATGCTAATGGATCTGATAATTGTTCTACAATCCAACATTCACTTTTTAAATTAAAGTTATCTGGAAGGGGTTCATATAATTTTATTAAAATTGTAGGATCCCCAGGATTAGAATTATCTAATAAAATATTATTAGCTATTACTAATTGGTTACTTCCAAAATCTAAATAAAAATCAAAATAATCTGCCTGAGATTCTTGGATTTGCTGGATAAAGTTATTAACTGAAGAAATTAAATTTTCATTAGATATAACTGTGGTATTTAATCTAACCTCAGTTCTATCTGAACTAATTTCATCTATATAATATCTATCTAAAGGGGAAGAAAATAAGAGTTTTCGTAAAAAATTATATACAGTATTATATTGCCCTACAGAATACCCAGATGACTTTAAATTATTTTCGGGATCAATTGTAACCTTATTATCAACTAAAATATAATTAGAAAAATTTACATTCCCCGCAATTATCTTATTATTTAAATTATATATAAAATATTCTAAATAATCTGTAGTAGGATTAAATAATACATTAACTTCATTAGATATAATTAATGAAGTATCTGAAACAGAATAGTTCTGTAATTCAAATGTTGTGGGGTCAATATTTTGTATGTTAATTATTTCCGCCATTGGTTGATAAAGATGATATTACAGATGATATATTATTTGATTGTTGATTTGATAATTCTAAAACTTGTTGTTGCAATTCGTTATTTTCTTCTCGCAATTGATTTACTTCTTCAGTTAAAGCTTCTATTAAAGGATCAACTATTTCTTTTCCAATATATTCTTTACTTGTTCTGATTAAATATTCATGTGAATTTATTTCTCCTAATTTTGGGATATCAAAAAATAAATTTTGGTATTGATTAAAAAATTGATTAACCTGTACTTCAGTAGAAGGAATAGAAGCAGCTATATTTTCGACACTAGGTGTAAAAACCAATTGACTAAACTGTGTATCAATTACTTTTGTGTATTGATTCTTATTATATACAGTTTTAGTTAAATTAACTATTTCTTTAGCCATTGGTTACTTTAAATAAATAATTATTATTTAATATTTTTGTAGTTCCCCCTATAGTAGTTTGCACTAATATAGTATAATATCTTTCAGGCTCCAACCCATTCATGTAAATATCAAAATAATTACTATCTGAATCTGCACTTATTTTAGTATAAGTTGTATCAAAATCTATTACATACTCATTTGTATCTAAATCTTTTACAGCATAATATGAAGCAGTAGGTAAATAATAATTAGTAGTATAAATAGATGAGGTTTGAAATACTCTATTTGGGTATTGTGGTCTTACATTTAGTCTAAATCTTTGTATACTTTCACTATAATACACCCCAGGATTATTTTCTAATGAAATATATACTTGGGGATTAGTTATTATAGTTTGAATAGAAGAACCTGTATTCCATATAAAATCATTCCATTTAAATTCTAAACATGGAGGATATATGGTGTGAGTATCTCTAGAAAAATATTTTAAAGTTATTTGTTCATTAATATTATTTACAAATTCTTGAGAAGGGGTTTGTCTAACAATAAATCCATAATTGGGCCAAGCACTTCCAGTCCACTGTTGAACAATAGATTTAACATCAAAATTTAAATCTAAATTTGAATAATATGAAAAAGACTGAGAAGCTTGAGAACCTGTCCACCATACTCCCCCTCCTGAAGAACTAGGATTAGTAGATAAATTATATGAACCTGTAGAACCCGCACCAAACCCACTGGTTAACCAAGCATTGCTTCCGGATTGGGTTCTCCATCTCCAAGATACTCCATTTTGGGTTTCAGGATTATCCATAAAATGCCCTGTTCCCATTTCCCAGGATTGTGATAAAGCATTTACTAATACTGTAGTAGTTTTGGTAAGCCCTTCAATATTGGCTACATATAATTTTAAATTAGAAGTCCATTGATTAGTTCTTATTAAAGAAGAACTTATATAGGATATTTCATTAGAATCAAATTGAATTAAAAAACGAGAGGATTGGGGCAATTCTCCATTCTCTCTTAAAGGGCCAGTTTTAAAATCTGTAGTTGCTTCCAAAATTTCATCTAACCCTGTATTCATAGCAGGGTAAGCCGAATATATGGTAGCGTCTTGGGTTGGGAATAGTTTATATATTGCCATGGTTTTTAAAATGATACTGATCTGCCTTGAATGTCTGTATTAGGATATTTTACTTCAAACACCATAGGATCAAGTGATGGGTATAATACTCCATTTATTGTTGCCCCTTTAGTATCATATGCAAATTCACTATACCCTAAAGCAGTTCCTACTTTATTTGTAATTTCTATATTTTTTACGGTTTGTACTCCTTCAATTCTATCTAATAAAGCATATATATCTCTAAAAATTATAGGTTGATTAATTTGCCATTTATCTATCGCAAAATAATTTTGTAAAGATAATAAACATTTAGATAATATTTCATTAATATTATAATTAGGTAATACTATAATATCAAAATTTACTCCAATATTGATAATAAAAGCATCTTTAACTCTAATAGAATCACCAACTATTCTATGTTGGGATAGATATGTAGTTAAATTTTGTTTTAAAGTAGTAGTAGTAGTAGTTAAGTTTTTATTTATATTATAAGTCAAAATATATAAATCCAATATATTAGGTATTTCTCCTGGTCCTGTATTTTGTAATTTAACAGGTTCAACAAAAGCTTTAGCTATATTACCATATTTAGAAGGCATAGATAAAGATCTAACTAAATAGTCATTAGCAGTTACATTTCTTAATTGAGTAGAAAAATTAGCTACAGTATTTTGTCTAATATCTTCCACTGTATCTCCATCGTTCCCACCATCTGAAGCTTCAGGGTTATTAATTGCTAATGAAGTTAAGGCAGCATTGGCAGTGCTAGTTGTTAACCCAACAACCTTAAATGTAGGATTTCCTGAAAAGCTAGAAATAGAATTAGCAGGAACATTTGCTGTTACCCCTCCTCCGGTTAAATATCTAACTGTTAGGGTTGTGTTTGAAGGGGCAATACCGTATGTTTTGGTAAACATAAAATTTGTAGGATCATAAGCTGTATTAAGCTTATTTCTTTCAAATAACAATCCTAGTCCTACATTGTCAGGATTTGGAATTATTTCTTCATCATTATCATTAACATTTCCTGCCCCAAATTGTAGTTGTAAAGTAGTTTGATTTAAAAATCTAGTTGTAAATCTTCTTTGTACTTTTTTAAGTTTTAATAAATATGGAACATCTCCAGAATTACTAGAATTATTAGGATCATTTGGATTGGTATTACGAATCGAATCATATACATTTTCTTGTGCTAAGTAATCTACTTCATACCACACATTACCATTACTATCAATTATATCTAATATACCTATGATTCTATTAGCATTAATTTCTACTGTTGCAAATTCTGTTGGTGATCCAAAAGAAAAAGTAGTAGTATTGATAGTAGCTGATATAGCTTTTCTAGATTTTTTTAATAAAAATAATTGAGGAGAATTTCCTGAAACTTGATATACTGATATTTCTGTGGGGTCTGAAGAACTAGATACAGAAAAATCTATATCGTCTTGAACTAAAAAGCTTATAGGTGAAACTGCATTAGTAGAAACTACTGAGTTTTGTGGTATATATAAAGCATAATCATAATCCGGAACTTGTTCTCCTCCTGATGATTTAGCAGGAACTTGTTGGTAAAAATCAATTGTAGATGCTGCTACTCCTGTAACATTTGGTTTATACCCAAACATATAAGCTAATTCATATAAATTATTTGTTTGACGAGCAAATTGTAAATAATTTTCCTGAACTTGATTATCAACATAAAATGATAAAACATCCCCTACATAAGCAGCCATTTCCATAAACATCATCCCAGGGGATGATGGGGAAAAATCATTATATGTTGTAGGAAAATAAGTACGAGCATAATTGATTAAATTAGCCCTTAACTCATTAAAATCCTTATTTATATAAGTTATGTTTTTATTAGTTGCCATTATGTAAATTCAAGTTGAATAGTATCTACTACACTAGTGTCTATAACATTATATGTTAAACTAACTAATATAGAATTGTAATCATTGTTAGGTATAATCTGTAAATCCTGAACTAGTACAGTAGGAAAAAATGATCTTATTTGTGATTCAATATTTTCTTTTAAAAATTCTAGATTTCCACTTGTTATTTGTTCAAATATAAAAGCTCTTAAACCTGCCCCAAAAGTAGGATTCAAATATCTTTCAGAGGGATTAGTAAGAAAAAAATTAATTAAATTATTTTTAGTTGCATCTTTACTAATATAAGTTGAATTAAATACACCCGGGGCGTTAAATGACACAGATATACCTAGTGCTGTACTAGGTTTAAAATCTATAGGATTTATTACACGTGCCCCAAATGCCATTATTTACCCCCTTTCATTAACCCCATTATCATATCTAATCCTACATTTCCTGAGGGTAAAGCTGAGCCTTCACCTACAGTATCCATACCGGGCCTTACTTGTAAAGTGTTAGCCATAATAGAAGCATCATTAGAATTAAACGATAAAGTATCCTGCCCTGGTGTAAAATCTCCCATTATAGCTTGCATCATTGCTCGTTTATTAACCGAAGGAGCGGATGGAGTAATAGGAGATTGAATTTGTTCTGTAACTACAGCTGTTTTGGGGGAGCGAATTGCTTCTAAAAGAATATCTTTTAATTCTTCTTGAATAGCTTCTTTTACAGCTTCTTTAATGATTTTTTTAAAGTCTTGGGTTTTCATGATTATAAATATTAAATTAGTAAGCTTTTAAATTATCTCTGTCAATAATAAGTTTAAGTTCGTCAATTAAAGTTTGATTGTTAGTTGTAAATGATAAAGGCGTTTCTATAAGTCTAATTCCGCTTTGATTAATTCCAACCGCTTTTCTACGAGTAACAGTAGGACTAAATGGTACTTCTTCAATTTCTATTATAAACCCTTGGTATGGGGTTTGATTTAAAGTTTCTTCTGCTATTTCTTGTCTGTTGCTTATATTTTGTAAATCTTCTGAGATAGGGGTTAGTTCATCTTTTATATCATTTTCTATTAAGCATTTAAGTAAGAAAATATCTAATGTTCTTAATAATAAAATCGCTGTATTAATAGTAGTACTAATTACAGCTATAGGAGGAGCAACTGAATTTATAGCAGATTCTAGTTTATCTATTTTTGGGGTTCCTGTTAAGGTGTATTTTTGTTGCTCTGCTACTATATCAATTTCAGATAAAGCACTTTGCAAACCAGCAGGCAATCTTAAAGGAGGAACAAATAATGACAATTGTTTCCCTACTATTAAAATACTTAATTTAATTCCTCTTAAAGTTTTTAATATAGATTTAGATATTCTTAAACCAATAGAGGCAATTGTTAAAGCAACTGTTATAGTTTGTAAAATTTGAGCTATTTTTTCTAATGAACCTAATAGATTATTTCTTGTATTAATAATATTTTTTAAAACAGGTTGTGGGGGGCAAGAAGGAGGAAATAGGATAATTAAAGTTGTTAATATTAATTTTCTTTGTTCAAAAGAAATAGCTTTAAGATTAATTTTTCCTGTAAACACATCCTCAATAAGTTTAGGATCAACAAAAGTAAGTTCACCTCCTAAATCACTTCCTAATTTAGTTATTGCGGGTTTAGAAAAATCTTTTTTTATAATAAAGTTTAATATAATAGGTCTAATATTAAGTTTACTTATTATAAGATTTGTTATAGCCGGGATAATAAAATTTTTAATTTGAGATATTTGTTTATTTATAATATTAGGAAGTTTTTCAATTCCCTTAGATTTTAAAGCATCAGGCAATGAATTAAGAATAATATTAGGATCTGTTGTAGTTAATTTAATATTCAAATCATTTTGTAAAGCTTTATCTTTACTAGCCTGACTAAGAATATCAGCTTGCTGAATAGTAATTTTTTTAACTTCCATTATGCTGTTCTTACACGTTTAGATAATAAAGAATAAGGATTTAATTTAGCAAGAGTATCATTTAGTTGACTAGCTGCTTGGCTAGTTAAAACTAATTTTCCTCCTCCGGGGGGTACTACATCTACAGATAATGCAAAAGATAAATTAGATAACTGAATTAGTAATTTATTTAGTAACTCAACAGTTTGCTCACCTAATAAAACAGGTTCAGTTTCATTTTTACTACCTAAATAAACCCCACCTTCATTTTCCCAAGTAGTAGTAGATAAAACAATAGGGCCCGTTGTTTCTATATTTACACTACTAACAGCATTTAAATTAATAGACTTTTTAGAAGTTAACAATAAATGGTCTTGAGTAGTATTAAATACTAATCTACCTGAGTTTATTAGTATTTGTTTTCCTGAATAGTCTTTGGGGGATTGTGGTGGATTTGAGTTATAACTAACATAATTATTAGTACTGGAAATATTTATAGGAATTTTTTGGGTAGAAGCCAAATAGATAGAAGAATCATCGTTATTAATCAGCTCTGTTATAGGTAACCATCCTTCATTTGATGCTTCTCCTAAAGCTCCGGGGTCTTGACCTTGCCCATTTCTTAGGACAGTTATAGGATCCCCATTAGTTCCTGTTGATGACCATTCATTTGGTTCTATTTGTCCTTTAACTGTTGAGCCAAATCTAATACTATTTCCCCATCTTCCCTCCATTATTACATCTCCTTCAAATGGTAAAAGAGGATGAATATTAGAACGTTCTTTAAAGGTTTTTCCTAAATTTATTTCAGTAGAATTATCGCTAACCCTCCTTACATTTCCAGCTTCTGTTAAAGGGTAATCTTGCTTTGAGTATTCTGGTAAATCTTCGTCATTTAAAACATTAGGAATAGCATTGTGGTGGGGATGGTTCCATATGGAAATGGGAGGAAAATAATATATTTCGCGTTGCCCTGTGTTTTCATTTATGTCTGAATTAACTAATCTAATACAATAAACTAATTCGTTTTTTAAGGGATATATTTTTATATTAGGAAATATGGGTTTGGCTAATGGGTAATTTAATTCATTCTGTATAGAATCATCTACACTATTAAAAACTATACTACCTAAACCATTCCATTCTCCTGCTTCTGCAAATCTAGGATGGGATTCACTTAAAATAATATCAACTACTCTAGCATTAAAGGTTTGTGACTTTAAAGAATCAAAAAGATTATTTAAGCCTCTATTTTGTTTTCCTCTAACAAACCCATATCCAACCTTAGCCATTACTCAGGTTTAAACTTGTTTATTTCATCAAGTAATTGTTGTTTTTCTTCTTCGGATATACCCAAAGATTCACTGTTCTGATTGCTCATCGCGCGTTGGGCTAGTGCCGCCATTTTAATGAGTAAATCATCATTTTTAACGCCAATTTCCATATATTCCTTAATTAATGGGACTATAAGAGTAGCGTCACCTATTTCTTCAATCATAGGTTTAAGTTCACCAATAAGCGCGGTGACTTGTTTATCTTTTTTCTTTTGGTTTTCGTATATTTCTTCTAAAATATTAGCGAATGTTTTTTTACCAAATACAACTTTATCAAATTGACTCATATCTATATTGTTAGTGTGTTTATAAATATGACTTACCCAAATTTCGTATATCCGTTTTCTAAATAAAATAAATAGTTTTTCTTAAATATTAAATTTAAATGATTAGCTATTTTAGTAATACGAGGAGTTTTTACATCAATTTGTTCTCTAATATAAATGTAAAGAGCTTTTTTATTAAAAACATCAATGTCTTCTCTTTTTCTAAACAACTCTAAAATAGCATCCGCTACTTGGGCATCGTCTTTTTTAGGAAATAATTTAAATATATTATAGGTGCAATAATCAACATATAAATCTATAAATCCTGAGAGTTTATCGTTTATTGTATCGTGGATTTGCTCCTCTAAAGAATAAGTATGGGATTCGTCTTCTTCTAGTTCTGTAATTTCAACTTTATCTATTCTGCGTTTGTAATTTTGGGTATTATTTAATATCAAATAACGTTTTGCTATTGTTCCAAAATATGAATATGCTTTTGCTCCCTTAGAAGGATCGAATAAATGTATTTTAGAAAGAAGAAATGTTATTACTTCGTGCTGTAGATCCTCAATATTTTCAACCTCCGTATAGTAAAACTTGAAAGTATGAATTATATTTTCGGTTAATTTGAAAAAAGGATAATGAATATGTCTACTATAAATTAGACTTCGGGTGTGTTCATCAGCTGTATTGTTGTATTTAACAATAGAATCTTCAGTATCCTGTGTAAAATATTGCGTACCTTTTTTGGGTTCTATTCCTATCATAATTTAATGTTGTATGGTTTTAACATATCGCTCAATGCCTTGAGACGTTGGAAGAAAAAACCTACTTCATCATCGCTTTTAAAAGTACCAGCAGCATCTATTTTATCAATTCGTTCAGTCATAGTATAGATAACTTCTCCTAAACTATTAATATAAGTTTGGTATGAAACTATAACGTCTTGACGTTTACCTAACTCATCTTCCTGTTTTTCAACTTTGCGTAGAAGGTTAAAGGTCGTGTATCCTAGGACCACGACCATTAACGCTAAAATTATTGTTAAAATTATCATATACTATCTAATAGATTTTTTAAACCTTCACTTTTAAGTGTACTTAATGCTTTTTGTTGTTTGTTTATAGTAGGCTTAGTGTTGGACTTAGTGCTAGCGTCCAATGTAAAGTTCTTTTTAGGGGACTCCACGGAATTTTTAAATTTTGGTAACCATTCTCTTTCAAACTCAATTCTCGCTGCCATTAAATCTGCTTGGTGTAAAACAAATGGAAGACAAGTACGTGGCTTTTGTTCGGGCATATAAGTCATAAGATATTTCTTGTTGCCTTCATCGTATAAACCATCGTGGGTTTGGATAGCTATCATTTCATTAAATGAATATTGAACACCATGAGATTGAAGCAGATACAAACCACGATCAGGAACCGAAGCGAATGCTACTTTGTTGTTAAACATATAGTCTTCGCCTAGTTTATCTTTGCGCCATTGGTCTGTTTGGAAGACATAGGATTCGTTTGTTTCATCTCCCATTTTACCTAAATCGTGGTTGATAGCAGAAAATACAAGTTCTTCAACTGTATATGTAGTTAAATCTGCCCCCATTTCACCCCACAAATTGTTGAGTTTAAGAGCACAATCTACAACACGATTGACGTGTTCAATATAACCTCCTGGAAATGCATTGTGGTACTCTTTCTTGTGGGCTGCTGGCATTAGAATTAGACGATCTTTATATTGTTCGTAAAATTCTAGTAGTTTCTCTTTACGGGGAGAAGATAGCCATGTGTTGATATGTTGGATAAAATAACCCCAATTTTCTTGGATTTGTTCTGCGGTAAGTTTCATAACTATTTATTTTTTAATTTAACGCATCTCGCTGAATCATAGTTTTGAGATCATTAATAATTACCTCAGCACTTTCAATCAATTGTTTATACACATCTGTGCCAACAGGGCGATCAATCATAACATACATGGTTTTTAATTTACCTTCAAGTTTTTCTAACTTGATCATAGCTAAGTCTTTGTTTCTCATAGTTTGTTTTTTGGGTTTAATATAATGGCAAAATACTAGAAAATCAAGCTTTATTTGCAAATTCTCTAGATTTGTCTTGAATTTTTTTCAAATGGGCACATTTTTCATATTCTTCTAGTCCTTCCCAATATGAAATAGCTAAATCAAAACATTTAATAAAGGTGTTGTTTGAATACATTTTAATAGCGTCTAAGTGGGTAGATTTAGATATATCTACTTTTGAAATAAACTCCCAACTTCTAGTGTATATCATAGAACTAGTAATCCCTTGAACATCAACATTTTGAGGTAAAATAGTATTTAATTGAAAATACAGAGAATTACTACTAGTAATGATTTTCTTAAACATTCCCAACCAAAATACAGGTGTATTTTTTAAATCAAAAAGCGTTTCAGTTTCACTATTAGTAAGAGGAGTATCGGAGGATTGGTCAAATAGCCCAAATATTTTATCTATGTCCATTCGTACATACATATATACATTTCTTGGAAAAGTAATATTTATTTAAGTTAGTAGGAGAAGCGGGACTCGAACCCACAACCTCGTGCTCCCAAAGCACGTAATCTAACCAATTGATATATTCCCCTATGTTTCCCCACCCTGAGATTTGGGGTGAGTAGTCATTCCGGTTTTTTCCTATTGATAAAACCTACAGGGCATCCCCTATTAAAACAGTCACACTACGAAGGAGGGGCTGTGATTGGCACCTTAACCCTAAGAACCGGCATTCCGCTGTCCGATTTAAGCGAGCCCATTGTTTAAGTCTTGAACTAAAGACTCTGAGTATCTCTTACTCATTGCGGTTCGTATGGGAATCGAACCCATGACCTTCGCAGTGACAGTGCGATATTGTACCCAACTCTACTAACGAACCATTGAGCGATAAACAGGACTCGAACCTGCAACCTCCGACTTGGAAGGACGATGCTCTACCAATTGAGCTATTATCGCAAATTGAGCGGCAAACTGGATTCGAACCAGCGACCCTAACCTTGGCAAGGTTATGCTCTACCAACTGAGCTACTGCCGCAACTGAGCTTCTTATCGGATTCGAACCAATGACCATCCGCTTACAAGGCGGGAGCTCTACCAACTGAGCTAAAGAAGCATTTTGTGGACCGTACCGGAGTCGAACCGATGACCTTCTGAATGCAAATCAGACGTTCTAGCCAACTGAACTAACAGCCCTTTTGTAGCGGGTGAGGGATTCGAACCCCCGATTCCTGGCTTATGAGACCTGGCGGATAGACCACTTCCATAACCCGCAATATGTTTTAATTTTTAAAAATATTTTTACCCTCAGGATTGAAATACATAAATTGATGTGTTTCTATATCTGATTGCCATTTATACTGAACAACAAGCCCATTATTGTTTTTATAACTATTATCACCTAAATTGTGGTGAGTTTCTATTATTCTTGTTAACATTGCCCTTGTTATATCATCAGATTTAGTTGCTTGGGTACACATAATGTTTTCAGTTCCACCCCACTTAAAAAAGTACATAGTCATAAAATCAAAGTTGGGATCGACTGTATATATAACCCAATACTCCGATTGATTTAATCTTTCCCAATTTATTGTACCAAATTCAAGACGATTTCGTTCTTTGATTTCAGTAACAGTAAATCCAACCATTGGTTTTTGTGCAAACGCAGTTGAACTGAGTAACACAAATAGGATAATAAGTAGTTTTTTCATAGTTTTTGTTTTTTGTACTCCGTACGGGACTCGAACCCGTAAGCTTTCCCGTGAAAGGGGAATGTCCTAACCAATTAGACGAACGGAGCGTATTAATTGCGTCCTGAGTAGGGGTCGAACCTACGGCCTAGCGGTTAACAGCCGCTTGCTCTACCACTGAGCTATCAAGACAAATGGTACCGAAGGCGAGACTTGAACTCGCAATGCTATACAGCGCTGGTTTCTAAGACCAGTGTGACTACCAATTCCACCACTTCGGCATAAATATACAAAATAAATTTTATTTTGCCAAATTTATTTGCGGAAGATATTGGATTTGAACCAATGAACCAGTTACCCGATTAACACCTTAGCAGGGTGCCGCTTTAGACCACTCAGCCAATCTTCCATATGGGCGACCGATGGGAATCGAACCCACCCGCACTAGAACCACAATCTAGCGCTCTACCAACTGAGCTACAGCCGCCATTTAACGGCAGTGGTAATCTGCCGCTTTTGTAGCAATTTGAATATCAGGCTTGACATTCACTTTGTATCCCAACGATAAGGCCCAACCACGAGTTGCTCCTATAAGTTTGTGGCTAGGTGCAATTTCGTCTTGGTTATAGTCCATATCAATTTCAACATTTATGTTGATTTGTTGGGTAAACCATTCTGCCACTTCCAATGTACGAACACATTCATCAAATAATCTTGTGAACATATCGCGCACTAGTGGAACTTTTTCTTTTGTATAGATATAGTGAACACCTCTGATACCAAAACGATATGCTATTACAGTTACATATGATGTTTCTAATCCTATATTTTGAGAATCAGTACCAATATGAACTTTTAGATTAGGATACCTTTTCATTATCTCTAAGGTGTGTTCAACAACATCTATTACTCTGTTGTCTACTGATTTGAACCTTTTCATTTTATTAAATTTTAGTAGCGAAAAGCAGAATTGAACTGCTAACCTCAGGGATATGAATCCTGCGCTCTAACCAATTGAGCTATTTCGCCGGGTTGCATAGGTGTAAGGATTCGAACCTCAAACTGCGGTTTTGGAGACCGTAATGATACCATTTCACCACACCTACATTATTTTAGAGGTACTGATTGGAATTGAACCAATATAAGAGCTTTTGCAGAGCTCCACCTTGCCAGTCGGACACAGTACCAAATTGTAGCTCCTAAACGATTCGAACGTTTAACACTTCGTCCGTAGCGAAGCAGTTTATCCATTAGCCTAAGGAGCCTTGTGTTGGAATAGCCGGATTCGAACCAGCGACCTTTTGAATATCAGTCAAATGCTCTAACCAACTGAGCTATATTCCAATGTGTGCCTGCAGAAGGACTCGAACCTCCGAACTCAAACGAGAACTAATTTACAGTCAGTTGCAATTGCCGCTATGCGATACAGGCGTATTTGTGTGGTGAATGGTTGG